CTATTTGGTGGGTTTTGCCAGCGCTCCGACCCTTCGGTAAACGCGTTCTGTGATATCGCCCTTGGTGTGTCCCAATAGCATGCTGGCGTGCTCGACATCGGTGATCTCCGATGCTGCCTTCGGGCGAATGTCGCGAAACTGGAACTGGCTGATGCGGCCGGCAAGCACTTGGTCTCCTGCTGCAGTTGCTGCTTTCACTGCCTCCCCCCGCGCATCGTCCCAGCGATGCCGGAGCATCGCAGCAGTGACGCGCTTCCCCGACTCGGTCAGCAGCAGGTAAGGTGACGAGTGCGCGTGATGCCGTTCCTGCATTGTTCGGATAAGCGCTCCAAGACTGCTCTCGACGCCATCAACCTCAAGCATGATCCGCAGCTTTTTGTGCGTCTTCTTCTGCTTGACCCCGAGGGCATTACCCTCGATGTCATCCTGTCGCATTACCAGCACATCCGCCGGCCGCTGGCCCGTCAAATACGCCAAGTCCATGGCGTCCTTCAGCTCTCCCACTGCCTTGGCATATACCGCGTTCCAGATGGCTTCGTTCGCGTAGAAATCGCGAGGAGTCTCTCGGTTTTTGCGCACGCCCTGGCATGGATTCTCACGAACCGTAAGGCCCCATTCCCGGGCGATGTTGAAAATGTGCGAAAGCGTAGCGATCTCGCGATTTACTCGCACCGGCGCCGTTCGGGCGTCCCGGTACTTGGCAATGTGGGCAGGTGTGATGCCGTCAATGGGCGCCTGATCGAAGTAGCTGCGAAGCTGCTTAATCTCCGACAGGTTGTCTTTCTGGGTCCGGGGGGCTTTCTTCGGGACTATGTCGCGGATGTAGCGATCGAAGATCGCTCCCATGGTCACTAGGTCTTTGGGCTTCTCCTTCGATTCTAGTTCTGCCCATTTAAGGCGAGCTAGACTCAGGTCGGTCCCCAACGCGACCTCCTTACCTGTCTGGTCGCGGTAGTAGTAACTGACCCAGGTCTTTTCGGGGTTTTTCTTGCTCTTGCTGGTTCGCACGCGCCGATACACACCAGGTGGAAGGTCGCGATTCGCTTTACTCCTCGGGCGCATTTCACCTCACCTTAGAAATGTCAGGCGTCCATACAGGCGTCAGTGGTGGTGGGGGAGCCATAGGCACGACCTCCAGCGTGACACCCAGCTTGACGCGGGCGTATTGGCGACCAACCAAGGGGCGGCCCCCGCGGCTTTCAACGAAGTGCCAACCACGGTCGGTCAGCCACCGGCGCTGCCATCCCCTGGCCTTATAACCGGTGAGCTCGGCCAGCTCATCGTCCGAAAGGATCTCGGTTTGCATAAAAGCGTCTCCACGCCGCCGGTGGCGGCAGGTTGGTGTTCAGGCTGGAATCTTTGCGAGCACCGCGTCGGCGACCTTGAGCGCTTCTTGGGCACCGTTCACGTAGGCAGGATCAAAGCCGCCGGCGTAGTGGATGACGCGCTGGCAGGCATCGAGCTCTTTTCGTGCCAGGCGCAGCGCCTGCACCAGTTCTTCCTGCAGCTTGCCTTCAGCTCGGCCAATGTCCCAAAAGCGCTGGCCCCAGTGGCGGTCGGGTGGCGGGCAGGTGTTTTGCTTGCCCATCGTCATCGCACCTACAGCCAGGTCGCAAACGCCCTCTTTGTAGCTGTTGCTCCCGTCGATGCTGAGGCCCTGACGGCGGAGCGCATCCAGAGCATTGTTCAGGTTTGCCTCTGGCGATGGCAGCACCAGGTCGAAGTCTTTCTTCCCGGGGCGGCAGGCAATGACGAATAGCTGACAACCTGTTGGTATGTGCTGGGCCATGTCGGAAATACAGTCGATGGCCACGTCGCGAAACATTTCTTTAGGCATAGGAAGTCCTCGCCCGCGCGCATCGGCGGGCTGGAGTAGTAGAGAAGGGGTTAGGCGTTCGGGTAGCCGCGGGCGATGCGGTCGGCAATGCTTTCCAGGCGCTCAGCCATGTACCACATGTCGTTGTTGTCGCGGCGCGACACCACCAGTGATCGAGACAGGTTACGGCCTGCCAGAATGGCAACTGCCAGACGAATCAAGCCCGTCTCCAGCTTTCTGCGGAGATAGCCTTTGCGCGGGATCACGGCGTTGCCTGCTTGCGGTAACCGGCGTCGACCATGGCTTCAACCGTAGCCCGGATGGCCGCGCTACAAACCAGGCTTTCGTTATACGCCTCGACAGACTTGTTGATCGCTGTGATCGCATTGCGGATGCTGTGAAGGCGCTCATCCGCCGCGATCTGCTCGGGCGTGCGGATGGGGCGGAAGCCGTCCGCCCATGCCAGCAGCTCTTCATTACCGTGAGCTACGGCGGCTGATCCTCTGTTGCGAGGGTGGTGGTGGACGATTCGGCATTTTCGCCAGGCCAGGTTCCCGTTTCCGTCGAGAATCTTGGCTTCGACCTCACTTCCAACTGGCGGAAGCCCGGCGCCATCCCAGCGATCAGGCCGGGGCGTGATGTACTGGATCTGGCCGCGCGTGAAGTTGTACATGGACTTGCCTGCGTCGCTGCCATAGGCGTAGGTGCGATCCTCGGCACCGACCAATGCGTACTGCTCGGGATTGATCCACGCTTCGGTGATGCCGTGATGGGCGACCAGCGCGTGGCCTTCTGCCCATTCGGGCGCTTTGCTCCAGTCGATATGCCTCACAGCTCATACCTCTCATCAATCCAGCGCCCAGGCGCCAGTGCGGGTGTAGGTTCGGGTTGTTGTTCGTGCGGGGAGAGCTGGCGGCCGGGCTCGGCGTGCGCCAGGTGAGCGCTGGCGCCGGTGGCCAGCAGCAGGAGGCAGAGGGCAAGGCGGGTCATGGCTGAGCCTCGGCAGCGTCCGGGATCTCCTCGAACTTATACGTCTTGATGACGCGCTCTTTCACGTCTGTAACCTTGATGAACTTGGCTTCTTTCACCCATGGATAAGCATTTGGCTCTCCGAACTTGCCGCCACCACTCATCTCGCAGAAGGCCAGGGCTCGACCATCAGGCAAGATGAGGGCTTTCACGTCGACCTCGTAATTTCGCCCCCAGCTGTAGTGGCACCATTCGGCAATACCGCTGACATCAACTGCGCCATAGCGAACCTCGTTGATGGCGTCGTCATGCTCGTTTTCTTCGAAGATCACCTCCAGCAGATCGCCCGGCGCTGCGGAGAGGAAGGCATGGTCGACTGCAGCAGACTGGCCGTCGTCATCGGTGAAGGTGTAGTCGTAACCGAAGTCGAGGCCTTTGCGCATGACCAGCAGCATGGCCAGTTGGCTTGCGGTCAGGGTGCTGAGGGATTCGTGGATGTTTTCGTTGAGCACGGGGATTCCTTTGCCGCCATATCGCGGCAGTGAATAGAGGGGAGAGGGGTTGCAGCGGGGCGGGGTTACTGCTTGCGCTCCAGGGCGGCGCGGGCTTCCTCAACGGCGACAGACAAATTACTAAGCCCCTGGCTACGCAGAACGCACACCGCAGCCACAAGTGCGTCATTGTCGATCTCAGTCGTTGCGATCGGCTCTGCGCTGCAAAGGTCACAAGGGCGCCGGCCGGCCATTTCGAGCTTGCAAGGCCCGCAGCGCCAAGCGGTCGAGACCGGCTCTGCGCTGGTGGATAGGGAAAGTCGAATGTCTGACTTCACTCGTTCCACAAGTGGATAGTCAGTCAAGTGATCAAGCTTGCCTACCTCGCCTAGTGCTTCAAGCGAGCGCAGGAGCAGCGCATCCCGCTCGGCCAGCTGGGCGCGCAGGGCGTTGCGCTGGTCCTGGTAACGCATCCCGACGTTTACGGCCTCGGTGTGTTCAATGCGCAGACGCTCAACCTCAGCAGGGTCGGCGACCGTAGCACCTGGATAGCGATCGTCGCGGCTGTTGCTTGCCGTCCTGACGAACAGATGCGCGTTCCATGACTGGGAAATTTGCTCGTAGCGGCGTAGCGCGGCCGGTCTGGCACCAGATCCACAAAAGTGCTCATTCGCTCGGTCGGCGTCATCGAACACGATGATGTGCGGGCACTCGTCCGGTATCGCCAGCGCCACCGGCTCGCCCTGGTGCTGCTGGGCTGGCTGGGCGCCGTTCCAAAGCGCCAGGTTCGGCGCCGTGGCGCCGCAGCTCTCGCACTCCGGGCCACGGGCGCCGTCACCGCGCAGCCAGCCCTCGGGGTCGACCCGGCCGTCGCAGAACGGGCACGGTGCATTCTCTGTATCGCTGGATCGGTTTTCTGTGGGCATGGGATACCTCTGTAGGTCACAAGGCCAGTTCGGTCTGGCTCTCGCGCTGCCAAATTGGGGAACTGGTGTGGGATTCGATGCGATCAGCGATCACGCTGGCGCGCTGGCCGGCGGATGGCGGGGTATACATACCGAACCGGCTGATGCTGCCGCCATTGACCGCAGCATTGGTGCTGTCCGCTGATGCCAGCGGCAGGCTTTGGAAAATCGCGGGGTCAAGCATGCGCAGGCCGTGCAGTCGGCATTGAGGCCGTCCCAGGTCGTCGCAGATGGCATCCATCGCTGATCCCATCCGCTTCCACCACGCTGCGGTGCCGGGAGATCGCCACTGGCCGGAACTGCCCAGGGCGATTGTTCGCCAGACCTTTGCCAGGCGCTGCAGCCGCTCGATCGACTCATGCATGTGCCAGACTGGTACGCCTGGCAGATGGCCGGGCCATTGCTCGAGCAAGCGGTCGTTGGCCTCTTCGTCGCCGTCGATCACGTCGGGGATCAGTGCCCAGTCGAAGCCTGGGTGCCGGTACCACTCATCCACCCAGCGGGTGTATCCATCAACATCGACCTGGCCGCCTTTCTTCCAGACCGTGAACGCGCCGTTGTCGAAGATGAAGGACTGACAGGCCTCGGCGACGATGCCCATGTCATCTTGCCGCGGGAACGGCACCAAGGCGTGCCGGCCGGCCAGCAGCCGCGCTGCATCCTGACGAGTGCCGCCAATGGGCGTGCCGTGGTAATGGATCATCCGCTCAGCCTCACCGTTTCGATCTCGACGCCCTGGTGCACAGCCTTGATCACCTGGTCACCGCCGAAGCGTTCGGCCAGCTGATCGGCGATCTGCTCGTGCCAGCCCTTTTTGATCAGCGCGGTGGCGGTCTTGATGTGCTCGACACGGATCATCGCCAGGCTACGGATTTCCAGGCTGTAGACGATCACCTCGGCATCGCTCGGGCAGACCGCGGTGAATGTGTGGCGATAGATGTTCATGGCGTTCCTCGCCAGGCAGGCGTTATCGTTGAATAGGGGAAGGCGCTGGAGGGCAGCGCGGGGTTCAGCCGTTGCCGAGCAGCAATAGGCCGGTGTCGTCTGGGTCGTCGCCCAGCATCGGATTAAGAGAGCGGAGTTCTCGCTGCATGCGCCACTCGTAGAGTGTCCGCGCCACGGAATCGCTGATTGCGAATTTGTGGCGCGGAGGAAGCGAGAGCAGGGTGAGAGCCTGAATCGGCCCCAGCGCATGGGCGCGTTCGATCAATAGGCGGATTACGAAACTGCGGTCGTTGGCGTTGATCCACTCGCCCATTTCATCGATCTGCTGGACGGTGCCGCGCCTCGCCATCAGTCTGATCTCGGTTCGCTCGGCCTTGATGTGCTGGTCGCTTTCGACCTCAAGTTGAGCACCGGCGGCGAAGAAGGAGAAATTCTCCGGGCCAAGCTTGTGGGCGTGGTAGATCAGCAGGGTAATCGCCTCGCTGCTCTCGACCATTTCACCCCAGGCCATAAGCTCAGCGAGCTGGGCAGTGTGCGCTGCAGTGGCCTTCATGCGCAAATCTCGCTCGCCCAGGCGTTCCTGCTTCTCTCGGCGCTTCAGGTCGCGCTCTTTCGGCGTCATGGCCATGCGGTTGCTCCCTCAGGCCGCTGGGCGGCAAGTTCAGGTGCAGCTGGCGTCGGCGCTGCTGCGTGATTTTTCGGATGGGTCTCAAGGATTGCAGGTCTCGATGGGGATCTTCTTGGTGGATGCCGAGGGCATGATGACCAGAAGACGGTTGTTGCCGCGGTAAACACCCCACGGCTGGCCTGTAGCTCTGGCCATGGCCGCCGCGTATTTCACGGCGGGCACGGGTTGGGACATGGTTGCGATCATGGCTATTCACCTGCGAGCTGGTGAATCGGAGCGAACGGGATGTCGTCATCAAAGCTGTCCGGCGGCGCTGCCTGCTGATTTTGTTGCGGCGACTGGCGCTGCTGTTGGCGCTGCTGCTGAGGCTTTCGGGCTTGCTGACCGCCGCCCTGATTCTCCGGTCGGCCTCCCAGCAACTGCATCGTACCGTTGATGTCGACATGCACCTCGGTGCTGTACCGCTTAATGCCGTCCTTCTCCCATTCGCGCGTCTTGAGCTTGCCCTCGATGTAGCACTGCGAGCCTTTGCGCATGTACTCGCCGGCGATCTCGGCGACCTTGCCGAACAGCACGACCCGGTGCCATTCGGTTTTCTCAACCTTCTGGCCGGTCTGCTTATCGGTCCAGGCCTCGCTGGTGGCCAGGCTCAGGTTGGTGACCGCGTTGCCGTTGGGCAGGTAGCGGGTCTGGGGATCCTGACCGCAGGTGCCTACCAGGATGACTTTGTTTACTCCACGGGGCATGGGGCCTCCTTACTTGATGCGGATCGCGCTCTCGCCGCGCTCCAGGTGAGCCCAGGTCGGTTCGGCGATCAGTTCGTGTTCGCAGTCCTCGCCGGCGTCCATGCGCTTGCGCACAGCGTCGTTGTGCTCGCGGTCAGCCTTGAGCTTGGCGGCGATGGCGTTTTTATCCGGGGCGATCTTGGTCACCACCGAGGTCAGGTCGTCAGGCACCGCCTGCTCGTTGTCGACGATCACCCGCTCTTTGCCGGTAACCAGGCTGATGGTGAAGAGCGGCCGCTTGATCGACTTGATGTTGGCCGCGTCCATGTTCCGGCGCAGGTAATCGGTGATGGCCGTCACGCTGTTCGCCTTGATGCGCTTGAGCTCGGCGAGGCGCTCGATCTCCGCGTCGATCGCAACGATGTCGCCCTCGATGTTCCTACGCAGCATGACGATGTTGTCGGCCTTGACCTCGAACTCGCCTTTGATGCCGGACATGGTGTCCTGAATGGCCTGCTTGAGGCCTTCATCGTCCGTGTCGCACATGGCGGCCAGGTCGGCCATCTGACCGGTGAGCGCGTATAGCTGGGTCATGCTGCAGCCTCCTGTGTCTTGCCTGCTTCGAGGTTTTTCAGCTCAAGCGAGATACGCGCGGCGCCTTTCTCGTCCTTGCGGCCGATAAGCTTGCGCACGGCGTGGTCGTGGATTTTCTTGCGCTCATGCGGCGTTACTGCCTTCTGCATGGTCGTGATGGTGTCGCGGATGAAGTCGAGCCGCTCCTGCTGCTGCCGGTCGATCTCGGCCTGGCGGTCTTCGGCCTGTTCGATGGCCTGCTCGGCTTCCAACTGCTGGCGGTAGTTCACGTCGTCGAACATGCCCAGGAACACGTCGGCGCTGAAGCCCAGCATCGACAGCGCTTTTTTGATGGCATCGGTCAGCGATTTCTTCGGGGCTTCGCCATCGGTGGTCGTGCCGTATTTCGACTTGTAGAGGTACTGGGTGCAGCCGTACTGCTCGATCTCGCCACGCTGGCCGTCGAGCACGAACCAGAACCTGATTTTGATGGTGTGATTCAGCTCGAAGCCCAAACTGACGCGCTTTTCACCCTCGCCGCTGAACATCTCGGCGCCCTTGTCGAAGCGCTCTTCCGCCACATTCCAGCCGAAGCCGATGCCGGCTGGCCCGAATACTTCGGTAGCCTTCATGATCATCGCGGTGCCGTTGAGACTGGTGATCTGCTGGCCGCCGACCTTGGCCTCTTTGGTGAAGCGGGTGTCGGTGGTCTGCACCTGGTCCCAGATGCGCAAGTTGGTGTTGGTCATAACCGGCTCCTGCGGCATCAGGCCGTCAGCTTTTTGATGATGGCTTCGCCAATCTGGTCTTCGATTAGGCTGCGCAGTTCCTCGCTGTTGTATCGAGCGATGAGGTCGTGCACGCGCTGGTGGATCATCGGCTTGAGTTCGTCGAGGGCCGACTGCATATGCTCGAAGCCCTTACTTGCTGCGCGATCCCAGGCATTCGGCGGACTGAACACCGTGGACGAGGAAAGGTTGTTGATGACGCTGATGGCCTTGTCTTTGAGAGTGGCCACCATGCTGCCGTCGAAGTGCTGGTCAACAATCTCTCCAACCAGGTAGTAGGCCGAGTTGCTGATGATGCGCTCGAAGTCCTTTTGAGCGGTCTTAGCGGCAGCTGAGCGGAACGCGTCTGCCACCACCTGGCGCTTCTCGGACTCGCTGAGGTATTCGTCGACGTTGAGGGTAATTTCGGACATGCGAATCTCCCGCGCCATACTTGCGTAGGGGCGCTGATGTGTTCGGTTACTGAGTGATTGAGCCAGCCAGAGCGCTGGCCAGCATGAGGGCGGTACACGCGAAGAGGGTAGAGAAGGAGCCGCGCCAGATGACCAGGCGGCGGGCGCGCTGGTGGCGAGTCATGGGCATGGACTCGGCCTGGCGATGGGCCGGCGCTTCAGCCAATCCGCCTTGATCGGGTAGGGCAGGTCTGCCACCCGCATGCCTACCGGGAAACGCAGAGTGCCGCGGACCTGAGCGGCTTGTGCTTCCTCGACCTGCTCGTCGATTAGCGATTTCACGATTGGAGTAGTCACGCAGCCTCCTTGCGCCCATCAACGATCCTGTTGAGGCGCGTGCAGTAGTGGTTGAATTCTTCGAGGGTGATGCGCTCGTCCATCATCATGTCCGTGATCTGGCGGGTGATGATGAGCGAGTAGCTAACTGGTGTTTCTGGATGGCCCAGGGCTTCCAGCTGCTGGTCGAGCAGCACATGAGGGCTTCTCATTGCGCCTCCTCGGCCTGGGCCAGAACTCCGTCTTTGGCCAGCGGCAGAAGCAGGGTATGGGCGATCTCGCGCAGCATCGAATCGGCGTTCGGTACCGCCATCAGTTCGTGCGCCGCAGCGTTGGCGTCGCTACCGATCTTGAAGTGCGCGGCCAGCACCAGCCGGCCCAGCACCGACTTGCTCACGCCTTTCATGCCGAGCTGGCCCATGGCGAACTCGTCCACGGCCTCGGCGAAGCGCTCTTGCGTTACGCCCTGCTGGGGGCGCATGCGGCGCTGGAACAGGTAGTCCGCACCGCGCATCAGCTGGTCGATGCCTTCCTCGATCCAGTGGCGCTCTGCGCGTTCCTGCGGCGTTTCACTCACCTCAGGAGGCAACTGGTTTTCGTACTGCCATTGTGCTGCTTGAAGTGCGGACATGGTCGCCTCCAGGTGGTGGTGAGTTACTCGGTGGGTGGGGAAGGGAGGGGCTGCCAGTGGGTGACAGCATGCTCAGGCCGTCCATGCACTCGGAAAGCGCGGATATCGGCGTCGTAGAAGCCAATGCGAACGCCCCAGCCGCGCCCGTGCCTGCACTTCATGTCAGTGAGCGAGCAGTTGCCCATTAAGAAAACGAGAACGTCGCCGCTGTCGTGTCCTTGCTCGCCTGGCAATTGATCCTCAACGCGAAGCCAGCCGCTCATGACTTCACCCGGGCGGCGAGCATGGCGTCGGCCAGCGCATAGGAGGATTCCGCAATCTTCTGCGCGACCGACCGATCGTCACGCGGGTCGACATAGTCAGGGTTGATGAGGCCGGTATCAGCGCTGGTGGCGGTCGCCTGCGCTGATGCAAAGCCAGCCGCGAAGTAATCGCGCAGCGTCATACCGAATGCGGTTCCGTGACCGCCGTACTCGCTCGCCGGCGTAGGAAACGCAAAAGTGTCCTTGTTGCTCATCGTTTTGGCCTCGGTGGACAACCGCATTGGCCAGGAGCCAGGCGCGGGCGACCAAACCCACCGCGAAAGGTGGCCTGGCGCCCGCCAATGCGGTCGAAGTGAAGGGAAGGGGATGCGGAGTGTATCGGGGTGAAAGCTCAGCGGAATCGAACCGCTATCTGCGTCGGACTTTCTCGGCCTGGTGATCAGGCAGGCCACGGCCAGGTAGGCTTGGGCAGCTACTCCCTCGACTTCTGGCCCCGCGCGCAGATGCCTCCTGCGAACTTTCACTCCGATGCACCCTGCGATGGGGAGCAGGGCATCGGGCCGTCTTTCCGGCTGTCAGGGAATTAGTGCCTGTTTTTGCAGGGACAGGCTCCCTGTTTCCTCGCTTTCCACAGTCGAGGGAAAACCATATGCTCCGATCTCCACAGTCGAGATAAGGAACATCGGTATGCCGGACTACATGGTTAGGGTTGAGATATTCAAGGCGGACAGTGAGGAGTACTCGGATTTACACAAGGCGCTGGCAGCTATAGGACTGAAAAGAACTGTTCCAGGCCAAGATGGCCCGCTAAAGATGCCGCCGGGCACGTATTATGGGTTCAGCACCCTTGGAACCCACGAACTGAGGGAGAGAGTGAAGACGATCGCCACCCCATTTTCATATCCTTCTGACCCTTCAGTATTTGTTGCTCAGTCCAGCGACTGGTCAGCGTGGCTTCGCCCAGCTTGATCAGCCTTTCCGCCTGAGCAGCCTACAGCCTGCTTGCCTTTAGGCATCTCGCTAACCCAGTAAGCCAAGTGATTCGAAGCGATGGCGAAAGCCTCATCGAAGCTAACTTTCTCGTCGGTCGATATCTCCTGAACGATCTGGCGAAACCGTTCAATCTGCTGTTCGTTCATATGCTTTACCTGCTCTCCGCGTGGCCCTGGAATAGGGCCACCTGGAGAGCATCCGGCCCACGCTCGGCGGGCCGGTAATCTCTTTCTCGGGGGATCTTCAATCCCGACAGCCAACCGCGATGTAGCCATGCAATGGCATCCCACCCGTCAGCACTCTTTGATCTAGGGCCATCTACGCTGCTGGCCACGGGGTGAGGCTTCCCCTGTACCGAACTTGAGGTGTTCGGCTCGCTACCTTGAATCTGGGCCGGTGTCGATCCGGCAAAGTGTGTCGCTAAAGAGCGGTCGGCTTGAGGGCCTCCCGAGGGGCTGTGTGGACGCCTCGGCATGGACGAAATATGCACCAGTGCAAATGCACTGTCAATGCACTGGTGCATAAATATTTTGAGGAATTCTCCTACCCGGCATGTTCACGTTTCAGGAGGTCTAGGTTATGCTCGCTGCTTAACTGGATGGATATACAGTAAGGAGGTGTTATGGCCAGGCAGAAGAAACAGGCTACTCAGGAGCGACAGGCGTTGAATGGGGTAGAGCGGCTGGGGCTGAGGATCTCATCAATGATCAACCATCCAACTGCGCAGCAGCAGCGATGGGTGACCGTCCATCGCTTGGACAGCGACGGTGATGCAGAGTGGGGAGAGGTAATGGGGATGCTTGGCGATACGGATGGCATCAGCCTGACGATTTTGGATGATGGGGGCGTAATGATTGAGTGGGAGAAACCGACCGATGAGGATCGTCAGCTTGAAGCGGGGGAAGTTGATGCAGTCGATAATATGAAAGGATGAAGTATTGATGCCCTTTCACAAATTGTGAAGAGGCGTCAGCCCTTAGAGTTTGGCGAATCTTCGCTTAGCTTCTTGAGTGCCGCTGCTTTCGCTTTACGCTCTTCAGAGCGCCTAGTCACAATTGCTTCGTAATCTTGGACTTTAGCCAAGTCTCTATAAATTTTAAAGGAGATGACTGTTGCAAAGACAGCTATGAATCCTGTAGCCCTTAGGGCCCAAAGGTTTGCGTTAAAAGAAATCTTAAGAGTAGCTGCGTAAAATCCGATTGCCACGCCAGTAGTTGATAACAGGAAAAAGAATAGATAATAGAAGAGGGCCGATCTTTGGGTGTTCACGGCCTCGTCCAGCCTGCGCTGCTCTTCCCTACTAAGTCCCTTGACTTTTTTTATCTCGCCATATTTGCTAATAGCCTGAGCTATTAGAGCAATGGGAGCTACAACGATCGCTATCAGTACCATCGGCACTAGTTGTTTGGCAGGGTCAATAAAGTCATTTAAAAGACCTAAAGCGTATCCTCCTGTCAGGCACAGGAAAAGCAGGACCCAAACCCGTGCTTTTTTATTTTGTGCCTGTACTGCCATTTATGGAGCCTCTATGTTTGTGTCTATTTCTGATGAGCTAATTTTTTTCAAAAGCCAATCATGCATTTCGTGGAATAGTACGCTTTCATCTACTAGTCCTGAATCGGTGAATTTAACACTAATCCCTCCAGAAAGCTTTAGCTCATCACCACTAATTCTACCACCACCTTGAAGATTTATTACTACATCCGATTCCGGTAGATGCCTTAAGCTTGTTGCCACGGAGTCAATCACTTTCTGGCCAATCTTTGTAGTCTTGCGCAGGTAAGTTATTTCGAGTGCTACATGTATATTAGCATCATCAAGAGACTCTTCCAGCTTTAGGTCCTCCAAAAAACCATCCGGCAATGCTGCGCGTAGCATCGAAGCGCCTAGTCCCTGAGGAACAAACCTTACCTTGCTGGCGTGAACCTCATCTTGATCTACGTTCTCATATTGTATCTCTGTCATTGAGGACGGATCGTTCGATGCGTCTTTCGTCAGAGGCGCGCCCAGCTTTATACTTTTTACAGGTTTAGACATGAGCTTTTGATACACAGATTCTGCAGGCTTGTCCTTAAGAACAAACATAGCGTTATCTGGAATGTTTTTTGTGCACGTTCCAAGCAGCCATGACAAATGAGCCTCTAGCTCTCTTGTGCGAAGGCTTGAAGATTGAAGTACAACGGTATGATTTCCGTACACTCCAAAGTAAAGTATAGAATCAACAAACTCCTTGCGCTTCCTTACCTTTTCGCTATCTGAATTTTTCTTTGTGGATTTAGGCTTTTCCTCACCTTCTTTCTTTTTTTCAGGGATTTGTTCTGATGCAAGCGCGTCAATTGAATAAAACTCTGCCTCATCATCGACAGTGATGAATGGCTGTTGCTTGCCGGACTCGAGAACAACCAACTGACAGAATGTCATGCCTCGATAATCCGATGTGCGGTTTATGAATACAACAGTTCCGTCATCGCCATTTATCTGCTGCTGTCTGTTATTCGGCTTACCAGCAATGGATTCTTTGGATAGCGTCTTGCGCAAAGCTTCTTGAAGAACTACTTCTCCAGTGATGAAGCAGTTCTTATAATGTATGGTCTTGGTTTTGCTTGAGGACTTCATTACTTCTCCCTGTATTTGCTCGCATCACCTACCCACTTCCAATTAGCGATGTGGAAATGATGAAAGTCTTATGGCTATAATTTTTTAGCATTCCAAGCTAATAAGACCTTTGCATGGAATGTCAAATCCTCAGCTCTAGCCTCAGCGTCTTTATGGTTGGGGTTGTCCGAGATAAGCCAGAAGTGCTCCGCATCCTTTATTTGAACACGCTTAATAAACAGGTGCTCATGCCAAGTCAGGACATAGATGCCATCGCCAACATAGTCGTTAACGCCTCTATCGACGATCAAGGGATCCTTATCATTGATCGTCCCCTCCATCGACTGACCCCAGCCGGTGATCATCGCTAGAGAGTGGGGTGAAGTGTACGTCACGCCCTTTTCACGCAAAACATCCTCACGAATGATCAGGTTGCGGATCACCTCGTTGTAGTCAGCCGGCACCTGGCCATGGCCCATCGCTGCGCGTACGTCGTACTGGGGTATCAAAATCTCTTCCTGCGTGGGGCGCAGGTTGGCATAGCTCGCCGGAATGTATTGGCCGTCTGATTCAGGCTGATCAGCGTCAACAGCCGCAGCTAGCATTGCCTCGCGCGCCCTCTCAGAAAGATTCATCCCGGCTTTCGATGCAAGCATCTGCTTGACAACCTCGGCAGCGGAGGAAGCTGGCTTCGAATCCGCGATCGCTACAGCAGATGCCTCAAGAGGCGCATAGCCCCGCAGCTGGTCCGTGCTGACCCGAAAATATTCCGCCAGCGGCCGTACCTGCTTGTCGGTCGGCTCCTTGATCCCCTTGGGCCCGCTGGGCTTCAAAATCCTGGAGATGGTGGACTGACCCACGCCCGTACGGGTGGACAGTTCCACCTGCGAGACGCCGCCGGCCGACATGAGCTGAGCCAGAATTTTATCGATAGATTTATGCATAGGTGCAATGCTGCCGTCCGTGTGTGCATAGGGCAATACAGTGGATCGTTGACAGATATGCACTGGTGCATGATGATGTGCATATCCACACAGGAGGCAGCCATGAGCGCTACCGATCTTCCAAAAAAGCTGGACGCATTACTGGGCTCGGGCATGACCTACAAGGCTATTGCAGAGCGCGCGCGGTGCGACACGTCAACGATTTTCCGCATTCGAAAAGGGGAGATCAGCAACCCCAGTTATATGGCCGGTACTGCTATCGACCAGATGCATGCCGAGCTGGAAACGAGCCTGAAAGCAGCTCCCAAATCAGCAGCATGAGCGCGCAGCCTGCCTGGAAGCATTTTCGCCGGCACGGCGGATTGCCACCACGGAAACACACCTGAGGTTTTACGGATGGAAGACTTTCTGAGAGCCACCCAGAGCGCAGTTCTGGACGGCGAGGCCAAGGTGCTCGCGTCGAAGATGGGCGTTCCACATGTGAGCCTGCTGCAGCGTGCGAACCCTGACAACGACGCGCACCGGCTCACGATCGAGCACCTCTTCGGGATTCTGCTTCACACCGGCGACATGCGTCCGCTGGCCGCGTTGGCGGCAGAGTTCGGCTTCGACCTGGTGGCGAAGGTCGCTCCACAGCCTCAAGCGCTCACCGCGTCCCTGATCAACGTTGGGAAGGAGGTCGCAGACCTGACCATCGCCGTGCACAACGCGCTTGTGGACGAACACGTCAGCTCGTTCGAGAAAGCCCAGATCAAGGTTGAGATCGAGCATGTCCGGCAGAGCCTGGATGTGATGGCGGCATCTGTGAAAGCAGCCTAACGGCTGAGCAATAGGCACAAAAAAGCCGACGGGCAAGGTCGGCGATTTCGTTACAGCGTTCGTGAGAGGAATCATGACAAATATCACCACACTTCGCAATACCGGGGGGTTTACCCGGATGGACAACGACTTGATGGAGGCCCTGGCCACCGTCGACCTGCCGGCGCGTGAGCTCCGCGTGGTGATGGCGATCGCTCGCCAAACCATCGGCTACCAGGTCGAGGCTAAGCGTCTCTCTGCTGACGATCTGGGCAAGCACACCAACATGCGCCGGGATGTCACCTCTAAGGCAATCAGCCACCTACTCGAGCGCCGCATCATCTTCCGCGTGGGTGGTAGCCGCGGCGATATCGGGATTTCCCCGATCAACGAGTGGGTGTTCTACGAAGTGAAAAAGACTGGTCTCAGTGAGACCAAATCGTCTCACTCAGCCCAAATTGTCTCACTGGTGCCCAAGTCGAGTGAGACCAAAACGGCAACTTCCCATCTTTATACAAAGAAATCTCCCCTAGTAACTGTTCCTACGGAACAGATTACTGCCCCCCAGGGGGCTGAACCCACCCAGCCTGAGGCAACTGCGGTCTCGTTCAACGGCGAAGACTTCCAAGTCACCACCGACCTGATCACCAAATGGGCCAGCGCCTATGCACCGATCGACGTTGAGGCAGAGATCAAGCGTGCAGCGGCCTGGGCCAGCGGCAGCAAGCCGAAGAAGGACTGGCGTCGCTTCCTGGTCAACTGGCTGGGCCGTGCGTTCAAGCGCAGCCCCAACGGTGCCAGCGAGGCCGGCGTGCCTGTCGACAAGATCATCGAGCTGTACCACCGGGTCTGCCCGAACCTGCCGGCGGTGACCGTGGCCACCGACCGCGTCCTGCGCAGCATGATCGCCGAGCGATGGAGCGAGTCGCCTGCCCATCAGAGCGGCCAGGGCTTCTGGCTTGGGTTCTTCCAGAAGGCCAACAACCGCAGCCAGGTGTTCTTCCGCGGGGCGAACGTCACGCCGCGCCTTGAGGCCCTGGTAAGCCGCGCTGTCTTCCGCGAAATCTCGGAGGCAGCCCAATGATGGACCTCCACAGCCTCGAGGCCGAACACGGCGTCCTGGGCGCGATGCTGCGCCAGCCGCACCTGATCGACGTCCTGTCCGATGACCTAGCCGCCGACGCCTTCGCATGGGATGACAACGCCGACCTGTACCGGCTGGTCCTGGAGCTGCACGCCGATGGCCAACCGGTTGACCCGATCACGCTGGAATCGCGCCGCGGCGCGCTGCCGAGCGGCACCAAGACCTTCGGCTATGCCGCCGAGATCCTGACCAACACGCCCAGCGTGGCAAACGCGAAGAGCTATGCCCAGATCATCCGGGATCGCGCTATCTGCCGGCAGCTGGCATCGGCCGCCGAGCGCATCAACGAAGTGGCCCATGAGCAGGCTAGCGTCGAGGACAAGGTGTCGTTGGCGCAGTCGATCGTGCTTGGCCTGGACGCCGCCGGCAAGGAAGGCGAGTGCCAGATGATCGGCGACATCCTGGCTGATCACGTTGAGATCCTGCAGGAGCGCCTGGACCGCTTCGAACAGGGCGAGATCATGGATGGCCTGAGCACTGGCATTCTCGACCTCGACAAATACACCCAGGGCCTGAAACCGGGCCAGATGATCGTGATCGCGGGTCGCCCGGCGATGGGCAAGACCACGCTGGCGATGAACGTGGCCGCAGACGTCGCCGTTGGGCAGAAGAAGCCGGTGCTGGTCGTCAGCCTGGAGATGAGCAAGACCCAGCTGATGGATCGTCTGCTTGCGGCCGTCGGCGGTATCCCGTTGCCGGCGCTGAAGTCGGGCGTGTGCGCTGCCGACCATGTGACTGAATTGAATGCCGCCACCCTGAAGCTGCGTGACGCGCCGCTCTGCGTCTCCGATGTGCCGGTGATGACCATGCCGCGCATCCGATCCATCGCCCGGCGCCAGTCGCACCGCATGGGCGGCCTGAGTCTGATCGTCATCGACTACCTCGGCCTAGTGGAAGGCGAGGGCAAGGGCCGCACCGAAGACGTCACCGCCATGTCGCGCCAGATCAAGCTGCTGGCGCGCGAGATGGGATGCCCGGTGATCATCCTGTCGCAGCTGAACCGCGGCTGCGAATCCCGCCCCGACAAGCGCCCGGTACTGAGCGACCTGCGCGAGTCCGGCGCCATCGAGCAAGACGCCGACATCGTGATGTTCGTGTACCGCGACGAAGTGTACCACCCGAACACCCAGGACAAGGGCATTGGCGAAATCCTCATCCGCAAGAACCGCGATGGCGAGATCGGCACAGTGCCCACGGTCTTCCAGGGCGATCGCTCCCGCTTCATTCCTCTGGCGGCCCGGTCCAGCCAGGCAAACGTCGTGCAGGTGAATTTCTGATGAGACAGCGCAGAACGATCTACCACCACCATGGCTACCGGCTTCGCTCGTACACCGAACTGATGTGGGCTCGGCTGCTGGACTCGGTCGGGATTTTTTACCTCTACGAACCGGACCTGGTCCGCGTCGATGACGGTTACTACCTGCCGGACTTCTGGCTGCCCCATGTCGGCTGCTACCTCGAAGTCAAAGGCGTTGCCCCGACGCCCGAGGAGATCGAGAAGGCGGACGCCGTCATGGCTCGCACCGGCAAGGAGGTGTTCTTCCTGGTGGGCCGGCCACATGCCGACGGCGGCGGCCTGTTCAATTGCGGCCTGCTGATGCGCGGCGCGCGTGGCTGGCACAGCAACATTTCGCCCATCGACCTGCAGCGCCTGGTGCGGGACCACGTCAGCACCGTCATGGCTTCCCTGATGACCTGCGCGGTGATGGACAACGAGATGGACTACGTCCGCCCGGTGGTCGACTGCCTCGAGGAGATGTTCTTGAAGCTGGCCGATCGATCCGAGATGGAGCGAGTTCTGCGCGAAATCCACGGGCCGTTGAACGCCCAGCGCCTGACCGACGCGCCGGAGCCGACTGTCTGCGAGAAGGGCGTAAAGGCCTTCCTCGACCGCCAGCAGTTCCGGACATCCCAGCGAGGTGCTGCATGAACCGTATCCCCACCACTGCGCCCGCTGCCCGAGCGCAGTTGCTGGCCAAGTACAAGCGCGGGCCTGTGGCCGGCAAGGAGTGCAAGTGATGATGCGAGCAACCCCAGTATCCATGCGGCGAGCACTCGAAGCCGCGCGCACCTATGCCGAGCATGGCGTGTTGTTCGTGCCGGTCCCGGTGCTCAACGAAGCCGACCAGGCCGACTTGGTTCGCCAAGTGGATGAGCGTCTTGAGCGAATGGCTACGCAGGCCGAAGCCGAGGAGCAGCACTGATGGACACCAACAAGATGCGCGAGAGATTCGAGGCCTGGGTTGTTTCATCTGGGCTGACTGATATCGGACTGGATCTTAGTCGCGGTAACCACGACTCCTACAAATCGAACACGGTCCATTGGCTCTATTGCGGCTATGTGGATGCCTGGAAGGAATCCCGCGAGGCCGTGGCAGTGGATCTGCCTACCAAAGCCTGCATCCGCACCAACGAGTACACGCCATTCGAGGTGGTCGATGTGTGCCGCGAGGCCATCGAGAACCAGGGCCTGAAGGTGACCCCATGAAGCGCACTTGGACCATAACCGTAGGCACCCACCGTTTCTCGATGGTGCTGTTGGAGCAGGCCCTGGATCACGCCGGGGCGCTGCGTGAGGCTCGGATGATCTGGCCGGCGTGTGAGGTGGCGGCATGAGGCAATGGGATACGAAACGTCAGTTCAAGCCTGACTACAGAGGGATTGCGCGAATGGTTTTCTGCGGAATACCAATGGCTGCCGAGCACGGGAGCTGGGCTTACGGCTTGCGAATGTTGCTCGAGGCAATGGGCATTCTGTCTCGCGCCATCGGGAACATGCTTCTCGCCATAGCGCTCCTGGCGCTTGCCCCAATAGCGTTCCCGCTGATCTGCCTTTTGTGCAAGCTCGCTGCCCGCAGCCGCAGGCTCGCTTACCTACGCCGCATGCGCGCAGCTGATGAGGATTTCTGATATGGCCGAAAGGATCAGCGTCAATTGCCAGGCCAAGCTCTCGGAGGCGGTAACCATGCTCACCAGCATGTACCGCGACAAGAAATTCGTGGTGGTCAGCCTGCGCCCAGGCAAGGACCGCACCCTGGACCAGAACGCGCTGTGGTTCGCCTTCTACAAGCGCATCGCGGAGATGACCCAGATCGGCGACGCGGCCGACGCCCGGCGCTACTGCAAGCTGCACATCGGCGTGCAGATCCTGCTGAACGAAGACGCCGAGTTCCAGCAGGCCTGGTACCGGGTCATGCGCCACCTGCCGTACGAGGAGAAGCTGGCGATGATGGGCGAGTGCAAGCTCTTCGGCCCGGACGGGTTCCCGGTGACCAGCTTGTTCAATCGCGCCCAAGGCGTGGCCTACACCGACCGCATCCTGGCCGAGTTCACGGCTAAGGGCGTGTTCTTCGGCGACTTGGTGGGCGAGGTGGCGGCATGAGGGTCGTGAGCAAGAAGGTCCGCGACAGCGCCCGTGGTCAGGACTGTGCCGTTCGAATTCCGGGCACCTGCAACTTCAACCCGGAAACGACTGTGCTGGCGCACCTGCCATGCGGCCAGAAGGGCATGGGCATGAAGGGCTTCGACACCGTGGCGGTCTACGCCTGTTCGAGTTGCCACGATGTTCTGGACGGGCGCGGGCGGGGCGAGGTGGATTGGTCGGACATGCCCAGGGCTATCGCGGAGACGCATGAGGCCCTGATCCGCGCCGGGCTGATGACGGTCAAGGGGGCGGCATGAACCAGGTAGTTCTTCTCCCTTGGCCGCCGGCCGTATGCAGCCCCAATGCACGGGTGCACTGGTCGAAAAAGAGCAGGGCGGCCAAGGCCTATCGAGCGGCGTGCCACGTGCTCGCCAAGCAGGCCGGCCTGCAAACGCCCGCAGGCCAGGCGCTGCTGGTGGTCGAGTTCGTGCCGCCCGACCGCCGCCGGCGCGACGACGACAACCTGCTGGCCATGTTCAAAGCAGGCCGTGATGGACTGGCAGACGCCCTGGGCATCGACGACAACGTGTTCGCCACCCAAATCCGGGTAAGCAAGGAAACCACCAAGGGCGGCGCTGTGCGCGTCCGTATCGAGCCGATGGAGGCCGCAGCATGAAATTGAACAGCGCACGCCAAGCCTGGCACGACTGTCTGTACACCGCCTGGGACAGCCAGGGCGCCTTCATCGAGAACCTGGGCCTGCTCGGCGCCATGGTCCAGACCACGCAGAAGCAGCGCAAGGCGAGCCATGCCATGCACCAGGCTCTGGCCGGTTGCATCCAACAGGCCATCGGCACGCTGCCGCAGTCGCTGCGGGCGTTCGGCAGCTGGATGTACAACCCGGTCGAGAACGACGACGACCGCGAGCTGGCCGAAGAGCTGGTGTTCGTGACCGCCTACAACGCCGGGCCGAAGATGTACGCCAAGAAATTCGAGAAGGCGCGCATGGTCGCCGCCGGCGTGCTGTACCGGTACCGCCGTATGCACCAGGGTGGACAGAGCGAAGGCATCGACCCGTGCCCAACGCCTGAGGTGTTCCGCGCGTGCCTGCTGGCCATCCACGGCCTGGAACTGTCGTCCGAGCAGTGGGGCAGGGAATGGGAGGGGTTCATCGACGCCTGTTTCGCCGCGTGCAACGACCTTGATCGTGACGCACTGGTGCCAATTTCACGGGTGTTGAAAGAGATGAAAATGGCCGCTTGACGAATTGTCCGGCTGGTGACACTATTTCGCCATTCTGACAATTTTGCCTTTGGCAAACGCATCACAAGACCCGGCCCTCGCGCCGGGTTTTTTGTTGCCCGCACACAAGGCCCCGTATGGCTCGATCAACCTGTTGGAGCCTGCTGGTCCTCGGCCTGGCGATGCTCAACTACGTCATGCACCGCGCCTTTTTCATCCAGCTTGAAACAGCGCGACACAGAATGGCCCTCGGCTAATGGATTGAGGTATCGAGTTTGGTTAAGATGTGCTCAAGTATTTGAGTCATCATGAGGCAGCGGCGCTGCCTCCACATCAGAAGTACTGAACTGCGGTGTGATTTGTTGATCCTGTCCGGCGGTCAGATAAGTATTTACTCAGATTTATAAAGCGCATACTCAGAATGGCTCGAATTTTTGAGCCATTGAGAGGTGCTTATGAAAATTACTCATAGTAGTCCGGCAGTAATTGCGAGACGTAATACTGACCCGGAGCCTGAGAATGATCCGGAAGAAAATAATAAATCACATCCTGAGGATCGGGACGATTACGTCGATTACGAAATAAGATACCAACCATTGTCCCCTGAGCAACGAAAAGCTGCCAACTGGGCGCATCCCACAAGGCGCTGGGATGCTCAGCTCATCCACTGAGTTAGAAATCGAAGTGTTTCCACCTAAAAATGGCTTAGGCAGCATGGGGATTTATGAAAGAAAAAAATGTTAAAGGCTTTCCAGATGCGCAAGATGGTACTCCTGGATCCGATAAAAAGGATGATGCGCAAAAAGGCAAGCAGATTGGGCGCGCCTCGAAGGCCGAGTTGTATAGCCATCAAGATAAAACCGAGAGTATCGAACAAAAGCGCACGCCCTGAAGTTACAAGGGTAAGTATTACTGGACGCTGGTGCTGTAAATAATGCGTTTCTTGGAAGATAAACCGCCTACGGGCGGTTTTTTGCTTTCGCATATTTTCAAGATTTTATTCGTGGCTGCTATCGGTAGCGAATTATTATTACGGTGAATGGCATGGACTCAACTGATTAGACCCAAGCGCGGTCACCTTGCTGAACGGGCTAGCATCTCAAAGCCACAGCAGACCCCAGGTCTGGTTTTATTTCACGCTTGCTGAGAGGTCGAGCATGGAGTTTTTTCACCGCCTGCTCGAGAAGGCTGACTTGGCTATCGCTGGTCTGCTCGGTGCCCTGGTAGCCACGCGCTGGCACAAGGACGATCTGCTCGACAGGAAGGCCTGGCTGCTCTTCCTGCTCACCGGCATGGCCTGCGCCCACTACCTGACCGGCATGGTCAGTGCCTACTTCGGCATCACCGAGCCGCGTAGTGTCGCTGGCGTTGGTTTCCTGCTGGGCACCTTCGGCGGATCGCTGATCGCCGCCATCACCCGCGCCATCAAGGCCGCTGATCTCTGGTCTGTCATCAGGTCCAAGTTCGGAGGGCCGAACCCATGATCATCGAGTACGTCAACGCAATTGCCGCCGGCGTCATCGCGCTGTGGGCATCCTGGGCTGTGCTGAGCGGAAAGGTGCGCGACGGTGTGGTCGGCAAGATCCTGTACGCGATCATTGCCCTGAGCGGCTACGCCATCCTGGCCCGATCGGACCGCATGTTCTTCACCCCGAACACCGCCGGCGTGACGATGCACGTCGCCCTGGCCTTGGCCGGTATCCGCCACATGTTCGTCATCACCTACTGGCCGCGGGTGAAGCGCTGGATCTGCCGGCGTTTGGACTGCGACCTGTGCAAGCGGGGCTGAGCGCAAGACTTAGGACTGACTCACTCGCCTTACCCATTCATTCGAGCAGCCAAAAGTGCTTGCTCCTTTGGAAGAAGCTTCAGTACTCCTGGGTGCTGACCAGTTTTGATGAATAGGTAATAGCGGTCCTGATTGTCATGCAGGATACGGTAGACGTCGGCTGTTCTGCTGGGGCTTGGCGAGGTGAGCTTGTCAACGATCAACGTGTAGCAATCAACGCTCAATCGGCTTAGGGCTGTTTGCAGCTCGGCGTCGATCTTTGATCGCCATTTATTCCTGTTATGTCGATACGCCACAGCCAGCAATATGACAGCCAGTATCGGCATGACGCCAGACGCGAAGGTCTTGAGCAACGTTTCCATGATTCCCAACGAGAAGCTGCGAAAACGGCAATCAATACCTGCATTCGCTTCTGACGACAAGAGTAATGAGTGGCGTCATGAGTGGGACGAATGCCCTAGTTGGGGTGTTGCCTTGGCGCGCCACAAAATCGACATGCGCCTTTTCGTGGCGCCAACTCCCCGAGGGAAGCCATGACCACCATCGCTTACAAAAACGGTGTGATTGCGCATGACACGCGCCAGACCCGAAACGGGACAATCATTTCCGATGAGTGCTCGAAGTGCCAGGTCGTAGAAGGGGTCAGCTTCTTCCTATCTGGTGCCGTGTGCGATGAGAAGGCGCTGATTGCTGCCTACTTCGGGACTCCGTCTCAGGTGTCGGTCGAGTGCTCAGGCTATGCGATCGACAGCGGTAAGCTGCTGCTAGTCGGGCATGACGACAAGACCGGTATCTGGAAACAGGAACTTGACCCTGCAAACCCAGACGCTATCGGTAGCGGATCGGCCTACGCCCTTGCGGCGATGGACATGGGGGCAAGTGCAGAACAAGCGGTGCGGTCCGCCATGAAACGGGACATCTACACCGGCGGGAAGGTCGTGACCTTTCGAGTGGCTGGGTAGGTGTGCCGCAGGTGAATGCGGCACTTTCTATCATTCTGCAGTTTGCAAAGCCGCCTGAATTTGGTCGGCGTACCTGGAGAGGTTATCCATCTCATTTTTGAGTTCTACTATGCCAGGGCTAGATACCCGTGCAGAGATGAGCTCCAGTGCAGCACCAACCGCAGCCTCGCGAGTCATCATCGGAGATCCCTTGCCTCCCATACCGCTTCGATTCAGATTCTTGAACAGATCAGACATATTGCTCTCCTTGAATTAGTCGAGCTTTACCAATAGCGGCAAGACGCCATCTTTTCAAGGTGAGGGACCAAAATGAGTAGACCATTACCATCGGCCGAACTCGTCGAATCCCCACTCCTTGTGCTTAAGCCCGCTGCTGAGGTATGGGAGTGGGTACAGCGCGAGATTCTCGCCAGCACTGGCAGCCTGTATAACCCCGACCACGCCCATTTGTTGGATGCCAGCTTAGAGGTGCTATGGGCATCGCATTCGTTCGCCAAGCAGGGGCGCACAGTGCTCGGTCAGGCTGAGCAGGTGATGTTCCGGGCGGGCGGCTGGCAGAAGGCACGCCAAGAGCAGCAGATGCGGGAGTGGTTCGGCGAAGAGCCGCAGTTCCTCATCACGTTCGCTGCCGACTACTGCGCCCAGTGCACCGACGACGAGTTCTGCGCCCTGGTCGAGCATGAGCTGTATCACATTGCGCAGGCGACCGATCAGTACGGTGCTCCCAAGTTCACCCAGGACGGTATGCCCAAACTGGAGATGCGTGGGCACGAAGTCGAGGAGTTCATCGGCGTGGTCCGCCGGTACGGTGCCAGCCAGGATGTACAGCAGCTAATCGACGCTGCAAGCCGGCCGCCCGAGGTGGCCAAGATCAACATTGCGAGGGCCTGCGGAACCTGCCTGCTGAAGTCGGCGTAGTTTTGACAGGCGCTTGACGGAACCTAAACCTATGGCAGCCCTGAGCAACGAGGTGAAGGCCTTCATCGTTCAGGCGTTGGCCTGCTTCGATACGCCATCTCAAGTGGCTGAGGCCGTCAAAAACGAATTCGGGATTGTGGTAAGCCGCCAGTCGGTTGAAAGCCACGACCCAACGAAGCGCGCCGCGCACCGCCTGGCCAAACGCTGGGTAGTCATGTTCGAAGACGCGCGCAAGCGTTTCCGCGAGGAGACAGCCGAGATCCCGATCGCCAATCGAGCGTTCCGCCTGCGTGGCCTCGGTCGGATGGCCGAGAAGGCCGAGAACATGCGCAACCTGGCCCTGACAGCTCAGCTCTACGAGCAGGCGGCCAAGGAGTGCGGCGACATGTACGTCAACCGCAAGCTCGAACCCGATAAGCCCCTGGGCTCCCAGGCGGACCAGCAGCACGCCGTTGCTGAGTACACGCTGGAGCCAGACGAGAATGTCCCGACTACCCCGTACCTATGACGCGCCGGTCAAGCTGACGCCCAAGCAGGCGAACATCTACGTGTGGGGCTTTCAGCCTCAGGCGCGCTTTCGTGATGCGGTATGCGGCCGGCGATTCGGCAAGACCTTCCTGGGCAAAGCAGAGATGCGCCGCGCGGCCCGATTGGCTGCGGAGTGGGGCGTAAGCGTCGAGGACGAAATCTGGTACGGCGCGCCGACGTTCAAGCAAGCAAAGCGCGTGTTCTGGCGTCGCCTGAAGCAGGCCATCCCAGAGGCCTGGCGCGCGGCACGCCCCAACGAGACCGAGTGCTCGATCACGCTCAAGTCCGGTCACATCATGCGCGTGGTCGGTCTGGACAACTACGATAACCTGCGCGGCTCTGGCCTGTTCTTCGTTCTGGTGGATGAGTGGGCCGACTGCCCTTGGGCGGCCTGGGAGGAGGTTCTCCGGCCGATGCTCTCGACCTGCCAGTACACTATTCCGCAGACCGGCGAGTCGCGCAAGGGCGGTCACGCGTTGCGGATCGGCACACCCAAAGGCTTCAACCACTGCTACGACACCTACCGCGACGGCCAGCCCGGCGGCGAGCCTGACCACAAGAGCTGGCAATACACATCGCTGCAGGGCGGCAACGTCCCAGCCGAGGAGTTGGATGCAGCTCGGCGCAAGATGGACCCGCGTACCTTCCGCCAAGAATACGAGGCAGGGTTTGAGAACTACGCCGGGGTCGTCTACTACACCTTCGACCGTGCGGAGTGCGGTACCAGCGAACGCATCAAGCCAAGCGAGGCGTTGCACATCGGCATGGACTTCAACGTGATGAAGATGAGCGCCGTGGTGTACGTCGTGCGTGACGGTCTGCCGCTGGCGCTCGACGAGTTCCACACGGTGCGCGATACGCCGGAGATGATCGAGAAGATTCAGGCCCGGTTCCCAGGCCATGGTGTCTCGGTCTACCCGGACGCCAGCGGCCAGAACACCAGCAGCAAGAACGCCAGTGAATCGGACATCTCGCTGCTGAAGAAGGCCGGCTTCACCGTGGTGGTCGACTCGCAGAACCCAGGCGTCAAGGATCGAGTCAACGCGATCAACGCCATGTTCCTCAATACCTACGGCGAGCGGCGCTTGAAGGTCAACATTGACCAGTGCCCTAAGCTCACGCAGTGCCTGGAGCGGCAAACCTACGACAAGAATGGTGTGCCGGACAAAGACCCGAAGAAGGGCCACGACCACATGAACGACGCCGCCGGCTACTTCATCGCCAAGCGGTACCCAATCAAGAGCCAGTCGGCCGGCACTCGCCGCATCGGAGGTTTGGCGTAATGCCTGTTCAATCCACCAACCCAGACTTCGACGCTCACATCAATGAGTGGCGGATGATGGACGACGCGCTGGAAGGCGAGGGCGCCATCAAGCGCAGCTCGGTCAACCTGCCCAAGCCCAGTGGCATGGTCGAGGCTGAAAAGCTGGACGGCCAGGGCAACGCTTACCTCTACCAGAACTACACGGCCCGCGCGCAGTACGAGCACTGGGTGCGCGATTCGCTGCGCTCGATGATGGGCCTGGTGTCGCGCCTGATCCCGGAGGTGAAGCTGCCCAGCGGCCTCAAAGGGCTGGAGGACAACGCTACCGCTGATGGCTTCGGCCTGACGCAGCTGTTCCTGCGCATCGTGCGCCAAGCGATCTCACACGGCCGGGTGCCGCTGGTGGTCAACGTCGATGACGCGGGCCAGCCGTACTTCGCCACCTACGCCGTGCGCAATGCGATCAACTGGGACACAGCCGACCAAGGCGGACGGCAGGACCTGGTGCTGGCCGTCTTCCGCGAGTTCCGCAAGAAGGCCGAGGACCGCTACAGCCATGACTGCCAGATCGTGTTCCGCGAGTTCTTCATGCGAGACCAGGTCTGCTACACGGCCGTGCGGAATGAGGCGGGCGAGCTGATCGAGGATGAGCGCCCGCTCGGGACTGTCGGCACCGGCAACCAGCTGGTGCGCGGCCTCGAGTACATCCCAGTGATCTACTGCGGCTCGACTGACAATTCGCCGGACGTGGACGAGATTCCGCTGCTGACCATGGCGCGGGCGGCGCTCAAGTCCTACCAACTCAGCGCGGACTACTTCACAGCGCTGCACCAGACCAGCCACCCGCAGCCGTGGGTGTCCGGCCTGGATGAGAGCGTGGAGTTGAGCGTGACCGGCCCATCAGCGGCTTGGGACTTGGGTAAGGATGGTTCCTGCGGCTACCTTGAGTTCCAGGGCGCTGGCGTCCAGGCCGTACGCACCGCCATGGCCGACCAGAAGAGCGCAGCCCTTGAGGCTGGCGCCAAGGTCATGGACGTGTCCGGCACCGAGTCGGGCGAGGCGCGCAAGACGCGCCAGAACGACCAGCATGCCACGCTGCACAGCATCGTCATTACTGCGGCGGCGGCCATCGAGCAAGCGCTGCGTTACGCCGCTGAGTGGACGGGGTACAACGCCGATGAAGTCGTGTTCAAGGTCAAGCCTGAATTCATAATTCCGGTAGTAGACGCCCAGGTGCTGGGTGAGCTGCAGAAGAGCGTCATGGCCGGCACGATCAGCGCCGAGACCTACTGGCAGTACCTCACCACCGGCAAGCTGCCCGAGCGGGCCTACGACGAAGAGGCCGGGCTGATCAGCGACGAGCGTGAGTCGGCCGGCATTGACCTGGATAGAGACAATGGCGACGAAACCGACGCAAACGGCAGACGAGATGCTGCTGGAGCAGGTCAGTCGACACGCGGTGCTGCTGGAGCGGCTCAAGGCCGGTGAGGTCAAGAAGTTCGAGACGGTCCTGCGCCAGGTAGATACCCAGGTGCGGGATCAGCTGACCCGCAAGGAGCTGACGACCTACAGCCGGTCCCGGCTTGAGGAGTTTCTGGGCCGGGTAGGCGGGAAGCTGCTGGACGTCTATCAGGCTTTCGGCAACCGCATGCAGTCCGACCTGGTCGACATCGCGCTCTACGAAGCAGCATTCGAGCGCAGAAGCCTGGCCGAGTCGCTGCTGATTGACGCGATCATGCCGACCGACCCGCTTATCCGGACGGCGATCAATACCCAGCCGCTACAGGTGGCCGGCATCGACGGCGGCACCCTGCTCAAGCCGTTCTTGAAAGGCTGGACGCGGACCGAGTCGACCCGGGTCACCAACGCCATACGGCTTGGCGTGGTACAGGGTCAGACCAATGCGCAGATCACCCAGGCTATACGCGGCACGGCCGCACAGAACTTCACCGATGGCGTGCTGGCGGTCAGCAACCGCACCGCCAAGGCAGTCGTGCACACCGCCGTGCAGCACGTGTCCGCTACGGCGCGCATGGAGACGTTGGCCGCGAACGCTGAGTTCGTGCCGGGCTACCGCATCGTGGCCACCCTGGACCGGAAGACCAGCCAGCAGTGCAAGAGCCTAGACGGTCGCGAGTTCGAGATAGGCAAAGGGCCGGTACCGCCGTTTCACGTCAATTGCCGGACGACCATCACGCCAATCACCAAGCTTTCGGCAAAGTTCGCAGAGGGCGCCACGCGCGCATCCGTGGGGGACTCGGGCGGTGCGCAGGTGTCCGCCGGCCTGAGCTATTACCAATGGCTCAAGACGCAACCCGCGAGCTTCCAAGACGCTGCGCTCGGCCCGGTGCGCGCCAAACTGTTCCGCGATGGCGGGCTTACCGCTGAGCGATTCGCCTCTCTGCAACTGGACAAGAACTTCAAGCCGCTGACGCTGGACCAGCTCAAGGAGCTGGAGCCGTTGGCGTTCGAGCGGGCCGGCATCAACTGATTCGCGCCACAAAACACCAAGCCACGATTTTGTGGCGCGGACCACGCCTCGCACCGCGGGGCTTTTTTCTGCCCGCGAGGCGGGCCAATCAATCCCCAGGGGATACCCACATGCCTTTTGACTTTGACCCGGCCGCCCACGGCCTCACCCTCGACGAGACCCAGGCCGCAGCACTCAAGGCAGCGCTGGGCGGCGAGGTGCAGAAATTCCTGGACGGCGAGGTCTCGGGCCTCAAGACCAAGAACCGCGAGTTGATCGACTCCAACAAGACCATCAAGACCGAGCTGGACGGGATCAAGGGCAAGTTCGATGGCCTAGACATCGAGGCCGTCAAAGGCCTGCTGACCAAGGCCGGCCAGGACGAAGAGACCAAGCTGATCGCCGAAGGCAAGCTGGACGAGGTTGTCAGCCGTCGAACCGAGCGGCTGCGCGGCGACCTCGACAAACAGATCAAGGCCGCAAACGAGCGCGCCGAAAAGGCCGAAGCCTTCGCTGCCAAGTACAGCGACAAGGTGCTGGCCGACTCCATCCGCGCCGCTGCCATCAAGGCCGGCGCGCTGCCTGAGGCTGCCGAGGACATCATTCTGCGCGCCCGCGGTACCTTCAAACTGAGCGAAGACGGTGAGCCAATCGCCACCGACCGTGATGGCCAGATCATCTACGGCAAGGACGGGAAGAGCCCGCTGTCTCCTCACGAATGGGCGGAATCGCTGCGCGAGACCGCTACTCACCTGTGGCCCAGGGCCCAGGGTGCCGGACCTACCGGCGATCAAGGTGGCAAGGCCACGCAGAAGTTCACCGACATGACCGAAGCCGAACGTACCGCCCTTTACCGGTCGGACCCGGCGAAATATCGCCAGCTGCGCGATGCCACCTAACAGGAGTAACACCCTATGGCGACTACTCGCCTTTCCGATGCCGTGATCCCCGAGGTCTACGCCGACTACCAGGCGGAAAACACTCCCGAAAAGACCGCTTTCTTCGAGTCCGGCGTTGTGGTCCGTAACCCGATGCTCGACGCCAAAGCCAACACCGGCGGTCAGGAAATCCAAGTGCCGTTATGGCGCGATCTGGATGCGTCCATCGAGCCCAATGCTTCGAACGACGATCCAGCTGACATGGCCGCACCCAACAAGCTGGGCTCCGGCTTGCAAAAGGCTCGCATCAGCTACCTGAACCAAGGCTACTCGGCCGCTGATCTGGTGGTGGAGCTGGCTGGCTCCGATCCAATGCAGCGTATCCGCAACCGTTTCGGCACCTACTGGCAGCGCCAGTGGCAGCGCCGCATCATCGCCTCTGCCGTAGGCCTGCTGGCGGACAACGAAGCGAACGACGATGGCGACATGGTCTATGACGGTGCTGCGGGTCTGTGGTCGCGCCAAGCGTTCACCTCGGCCGTGTTCACCCTCGGTGATGCCTTCGGCCAGCTCTCGGCCATCGCTGTGCACTCGCTGGCCTACAAGCAGATGGTCGATGCCGACGACATCGACTACGTGAAGGACAGCCAGGGCAACCTGACCATCCCGACCTTCATGGGTCAACGCGTGATCGTCGATGACTCCATGCCGGCAACCAGTGTGGGTGACCCGGCGAGTATCGTCACGACCGCAGTCCTGTTCGGTGCTGGCGCTTTCGGCTATGGCGAGGGCACCCCAGAGGTGCCGGAAGAGATCGAGCGTCAGGCGCGCGCGGGCAACGGCGGCGGCGTGGAAACCCTGTGGGAGCGCAAGACCTGGATCCTGCACCCGTTCGGTTACCAGTTCACCGGTGACGACATCACCAATCGCGCCAACGTGCGTGGACGTACCGGCGCGGACACCGCGCTGGACGAGTTCTCGCCACTGCTGGCCGACCTGCGCAAGGCCGCCAACTGGAATCGCGTGGTTGATCGCAAGAACGTGCCGATCGCCTTTCTGAAAATCAAAGGCGCCTGAGTCGATGAGGGCTTCGGCCCTCGTTTCCGTGGAGACGATGATGAGCAAAGACGACATCAAACCGGGTGAGCAGCTGACACTCGCCCAGATCAACCGGATGCGCAAACAGGCGCAATCGGCCGCACCAGGTGGCAACGGTGTTGGCGGGAATGGGCTGCGCCAAGATGGGCCGACCGTTGGCGAGTTTGTAGCAGCCGGCTATCAGGCCTCTGGCTACCCCCCGGAAGGCTACGCCTCGCGCAGCAGCCAGGAAGAGATCGACGCAGCCATCGCGGCTCAACGTGGCAGTGCCGAGACCGACCCGCACAAGATGAACGTGCCCGAGCTGAAGGAATGGCTCACCGCGAAAGGGATCGAGTTCGACGCCAGCGCGAAGAAGCCCGACCTGCAAGCACTGATCCCGCAGGAGTAAGGCCATGACCGACTTCGTCACCGAGGCCGATGTGGCCCAGCTGCTGGGTCAGGACTGGGCGGGCGCCGGTGATGCGGTCCTTGCCGTGGCCATGGCCAACGCCTGGCTCACGGCCAAGATCAAGCGCGCGGTACCTGAGGCGGTGCCGGACGCAATCAAGTCCGCTGGCGCGCAGGTGGCCAAGCTGGCTGTGGCCGGCAAGCTCTACAAGGACACCGATCGCGAAGTGCAGAGCAAAACGGTATCGGCTCAGTCCGGAACTTCGGTCAGCAAGACTTACGTCGCTGGCTCGACCGATCGGTCCACCGCCGAGAACTTCGCACTGGACCTCATCGCGCCGTGGACGCGCCGACCGGGCACCGTGATGCTCAAGAGGGTCTAGCCATGGGCATGCGCGAAGAACTGCAGGCCGAACTCGCAGAGGCCTTCGACGACCCCGACGGCTTGGCTGATGCCGTTCGGTCTGTCGCGGGATCACGCTCTATCAAAGGCGGTTACGACCCCGCCATCGGCGGCACGGTACCGACCTCAACGCTCCACTACTCGGGTCGGGGAGTGTTCGGCAGCTACTTGGCCAAGGAGATCGACGGCTCACGCATCCAAACGGAAGACGTGAAGCTGCTTGTACTGCAAAACGAACTGTTCGAAGTCCAGGTCGCTGCCGTTACCGATGTCCCGGCTGCGCCCAAGATTGGAGATCAGGTAAGCGGGTATCGCGCCCTCAACGTCTCCGAGGATGCAGCCAGGGCGACGTGGACCATTCAGCTGAGGAAATGACATGCCCCGTGGCTCACACATGACCCAGCGGTATGGCGGGCGTGACGGCGGTTTCGCTGAAAGCATTCGCGCATTCGCCGAACAGGCTCAGCACGCGCTCGACGCGACCTTCCGCGAGATCGTGATCGAGATCGGCAGCAGCGTCATTCGCATGTCGCCGGTGGGCAACCCTGAAATATGGGCGGCCAACGTGGTACATCGAAACGCGAACACGCGCGCTGCTGACGACTACGATTACAAGGTCGCCATCCGCAACACCCTGATCAACCTCAACGAAAGCAACTTCACCAAGTCGGGCAAGCTGCGCAAGGGCGTGAAGTACGCTAAACCACTGACGAAGACCGAGCGCGAGCAGAACTTTGCTGTGAACGGCCTCGTGACGGGGCAGGGCTACGTCGGCGGCCGCTTCCGAGGCAACTGGCAGTTCTCGATCGACTCGCCGGCTACCAACGAGCTTGATCGCATCGACCCATCCGGCAACGAGGCGATTTCTGCCCTGCTGAACCAGGTGCAGGCGCTGACCATCGGCCAGACGGCCTACATCGTCAACAACCTCCCATACGCGATTCCGCTCGAGTATGGCCATTCGACCCAAGCGCCGGGGGGCATGGTCCGGGTAACCCTGGCCAACTTCCAGCGCATCGTCGACCAAGCCATCCGGAGCAACCGCGTATGAGCCAGGCCAGAGCCCGTCAAGCGATCGAAATCAAGCTGATGGCCTGGGCCGCGGCGCGCCCGATTCGGGTGGCCAACTTCGAAGGGGGATTCGAGGCCGAACCTGGAGAGACCTACCTTCGCGCCTACCTGCTGCCTGGCAGCACCGTGTGTAACTACCTGGGCGGCGAGGCCTACGAATACACCGGCGTCTACCAGGTGAGCATCGTGTGCCCGGCTGGCCAGGCACTGGCAGCTGCCGAGGCGCTGGTCGACGACTTGTCGAGCATCTTCCGGGCTGACTCTCCGCTGAGCCGCAATGGCTTCGAAGGCCTGATCACCGAGCCAGTGGAGCAGGGGCCCACCATCACCGAGTCGGCGGCCTACACCGTTCCGACCAGCTTCACCTACCGCGGCATCGCGGACCAACCGCCCGCAGGGGCATAACACCGCCGCCCGGCGGGCCACCAAGAGGAATACACCATGGCCGCACGCTTCCCGCTGCCGAACGGCTCTGTGCTGGAGATCGCCGCATCTCTCGGCAATGCCGTCGCTTACACCGCGCTCACCAATGCCGCACCACCGGTGGCCACCGCCGCCGGCCACACCATCAAGAACGGAGACGTGCTGGTGGTGAACTCGGGCTGGTCGCTGATCAACGACCGCGCGGTCCGCGCCTCTAACGTGGCGACTGACAAGTTCTCCATGGGCGGGCTGAACACCACCAACACCGACAAGTACACCGCCGGCGCCGGCGTGGGCTCGGTGCTCCCGGTAAGCAACTGGGCGCAGATCTCCAAAGTGACCGCGTTCACCTCGTCTGGCGGCGAGCAGCAGTACCTCACCGTTGGCTACCTGGAGGACGACGACGACCGCCAGTTCCCGACCAACCGCAACCCGATCAACCTGGCTATCACCGTCGAGGACCAGCCTACCGCCGCCTATGTCGCGTTGGTTGAGGGCTATGGCGATACCAAGTCGCTGACCGTGCTGCGCCTCAAGCTGCCGAACGGCGACCAGATCCTCTACCCGGGCTATGTCAGCATTTCCAGCACTCCAACCATGGAGCGCAACAGCCTAATGACCCGCACCATCAACGTGGCCCTGTCGGGCCGTCCACTGCGCTACATCCAGGCCGCGTAAGGAACCCCTATGGCGAAGATCAAGATTGCGCAGAACCCCACGTTCAGCGCTGCAGTGCTGTTGCCGCGCGTCGGCGCCGAGCCGGTCGAAGTGAAGTTCGAATTCCGCTACTTCGACCGCTTGGCGCTGGCGGAGATGTTCGATCGCTGGAACCAAGCCCGCGAGTCGCTGGCCGACCAAGCGAAGGAGGGCGCAACCTGGGCCGAGGTCACCCGCAGCGAGGTGCAACTGCAGGCCGACCAGATCAAGGAGATCGTGCACGGTTGGGGCTTACAGGACGACTACACCGATGAGTCGGTGCGCCAGCTGGTGCTGACCTGCACCGGCGCCCCGAAGGCCGTGATCGACGCCTATCAAGCAGCCTACGCCCCGGCACGCCTGGGAAACTGAGGGCGGCGGCGCGGGCCATGTATGAGCGTGGTCCCACTGCCGAGCAGCTTGGTGCGCTGGGCCTGAGCCTGGCGGACGTTCCAGACGAAGAGGTCGAGGTATGGCCGGATGCCTGGCCAGCCTTGCGGCTATTTGAGGCGATGGGCACGCAGTGGCGTACAGGGCAGGGTGGGGCTTCGGGGTTGGACTACACGGCCGTGCCGGCCACCGCCGCAATGCTTGGGATCAAGCGAAGAGACCTCGTCGACATCTTCCCGGACCTGCGCGTTTTCGAGGTCGAGGCTCTGGCTGTTATGGCTGAGTCCTTGGGGTAGGTCAGGCCATCGGAAATCATCGTGGTCGGTGGGCCGTGGCTTGACCGGACACGCCTTGTGTTGCGTCATCGGGACGCGTTATGGAGCGGCTAGGCCGCAGGAGGAAATATGCTAACTGCTGAGCAAAAGCAGGATATCCATAAGGAGTGCAAGCGCAGGGCTGCGAGCGATGAGCAGCTCGCAGCAAAGATTGGTCAGCTTAGGTCGCTTACTTGCCCGAGCGTTTAATGTCATCGATAAAGTTCTGCAGAACCAAATCGAAGACCTCTTTGCTCTCGGCCGCTTTGTAATCGCTACCGATTGCAGACGCAAGTCTGGCCACATAGAGGTCTTCGTTCAGCACGCCAGTTTGTTTAAGGCTTGCCGCAAGACAGCGCACCGCAAGACTGATAGCTTTTATTTCACTTTGAGTTGTTGCGTCTGTCATATTGACCTCCTAGGTCGTGACTCCCCAGTCCATGGGCTTTCCGGCAACGGACCAGGGCGGTTCGTTGGGAGGCACAACGCTACTACGGCTCCAGCTATCGTTGGTACTGGCATTCCATCCACACTGGATGCCCTGACAGGCTCCTGATACTGTCTTTGCATTTAAGGGAGGTAATGCGTTGAAGCTAGACAAGGAGTTGGTACGCGAGATTCTTCTAGCGGTGGAGGCGCATGACGAGGCCCTTGGCTGGATGACGCTCTCCATTGATGGGCGGGCCGCTAAAGACGTCTCGTATCACGTCATGCTGCTGGATGAGGCTGGTCTTGTAGTTGGCATCCAGTTAGGCGGGATGAACCACTTCGAGTGGCAGCCTAAGAGACTGACGTATCAAGGCCATGAGTTCCTCGACACGGTTCGTGACCCAGAAATCTGGCGCAGGACCAAAAGCGGAGCCGAGAAGGCCGGCGTGGCCGGCCTCGGCATGCTTGTGGAGCTTGGTAAAGCTTATGGCAAGCAGATGTTAAGGGAGCGATTGGGAATCGAGCTTCCTTGATGAGCAGACGAGCCCAGCCCCGCGCTGGGCTTTTTGCGTCTGGCACCATCAAAAAGCCTGGGGCTTGGCCTGACCAAGCGTTATTTTTTGCGGCACGCACATTTATCGAAGAGCTGATCCGCGCCGCCGTGCTTGCTCACGAAGTAGCTATGCGCGTGACCTTGCCGTCCAGTTTCGAGGGCAAGCCTCTCGATCGCAGCAACCTTTTCCACGCGGCTGCCTCTCCCCTCATAGATCTTTCGCAAGTCCATCAAGAAGTTCAGGTAATCATTTAGGGCGTAGTCTAGCTGACCAATGTCTGACCACGTGTGAGCACTGTCGATGTTGCCGTTCTCGTCAAGAGCAATGAAAGAACCGGCAGGGAAGTAGAGGTCACACCGGAGCTTCTGGATCCGCTTGAACTCGTGATCGCCATACTTACACAGGGTGCCAACCAGGCTGAGATTCTTCAGGGTGTTCGAGGCAAAAGCTCGCGGGACGAAACAGACTGTAACCGATGAAAGCAAGCTGTCAGCCTTTGCGGTTTTTGGCAGTCCAGTAGTAGTCATGCAAATCCAGTCCTTTGGCGTGGCTAGCCATCCAGAATACCAGTGACTACGATCAACGTGTACGCGCACCTAACCGCCCCCAAACGCGGTGCATGGTTTTGGCGTCACTTGCCAATAGTGGTAGATTCTGACCTCCACCAAGGAGGACTGCCGTGAAGCAAGTAATTTTTTTCGCGCTTGCCATTTTTTCAGCATCGGCTATGGCTGAGGGTGAGGAGATCTGCAAGAAGGTGTCTGCGAATGCCGGCAAGGCTATGGCTGCTCGTCAAGACGGCGTACTACTTGAAGAGGCGATGTCCACAGTGGGTAACCAAAGCCAATTCGCAAACGCAATGATCATGCGAGCATATGCATCGCCGATCAGAGACAGCGAAAGCGCCAGGAAGCAGGAAATCTCGGAGTTCCGTAACCTGATCTATGCCGAATGCTACAACGTACATAACTAAACAGAATCCAACAAAGAACCCGCCTCGGCGGGTTTTTTAATGCCCGGAGAAAACCATGACGACCATCGCCGAACTTGGGATCAAGGTCGATTCGGGAGACGCCGTCAGCGCTGCGTCCGATCTAGATCAGTTGACAGACGCAGGCAAGCGCACTGAAGAGTCTGCTGGCAAAGCCGGCGGGGCATGGGAAGCCGCGCTGACCGGCATGCGCGGCGATACGCGCCAGATCGTCCAAGAGCTGCAAGCCCTCAACGCCAGGCAGGGCGAAATGGCTCAACAGATGGCGACGGTCGGCAGCGCCGTTACTTCGGCGTCCGCGGCATTCACCAGCGCCGCAGCGAGCATGACAGCGTTAGGGTCCGCCACAGATCAGGCAGGCCATGCCCAGGCCACGCTCACAAGCGCGACGGACGCTGTAAGCCAGGCAGAGGGCCGCGCAGCAGAGTCGGCCGATGAGCGTCGAGCTCGGCTGGAGTCTATGGCCAAGGCCTCGCTTGAGGCCAGCGAATACCACCAGAGCCTGGCCGCCAGCGTAGCCAAAGCCGGTACGGCCATGGAAGGCGCTCAATCGTCGGCGACCAACTGGGCTGCCTACCAGGACGAGATCAACGCCCGCGGCCGCGCGCTGTTGGAAACCGAGGATCGGCTGGCTGAAGCTGCGCGCCAAGCAGCGGCAACCAACGGGCTGCAAGCCCAAGGTCTCCAAGAGCTGCTCGGTCGGATCAACCCTGTAGTTGCAGCGCTGGACAAGCTCGACCAGCAACAGGCCCAACTCCGCCAGTTTAAAGATGCCAAACTGCTGGATGATGAGACATTCCGCGAGTACAGCACGCGCATCGAAACCGCTCGCCAGAAACTCGGCGACTTCGACGAAGGCGTTCGGAATACGGGTGTTTCCGCAGGGCAAACCGCTGCGGCGTTGCGCCAGTTGCCCGCGCAATTCACCGACATTTTCACCAGCTTGGCAGGCGGACAAAACCCACTGCTGGTGCTTATCCAACAGGGTGGACAGATCGCTGATTCCTTTGGAGGCATAGGCCCGACTCTGGATGCACTGAGCGAGAAGGTGCGCTCTGTACTCGGCCTGGGCGGCGGTATCGCCTCTGTAGGCCAGGCACTCGGATCTATAGGGGACGGAAGCAACGCGGCCGCTGAAGGCGCTGAGGCTGCCAGCGAAAGCTTGGGAGACATGGCGGATGGCGCAAACACGGCCGCCGATGCTTCGAAAAATGCAGCGGAAGCCGCTGGCGCATTACGTACAGCCACGAGTGGTGTCGGTATCGGCGCCGGCTTGATGGTGGGTGGTGCTCTAGCAGCCGCAGCCGCAGTGGCTGCGCTCATTGCCGCATACAAGCAAGGTAGTGACGAGGGCACGGCCTTCAGCACGGCGCTGATTCTGACCGGCAACACGGCGGGCACTACATCGCATGAACTGGCGAATATGGCCAAGGCCGTCAGCCAGGTGAACGGCACGGTGCACGAAGCTGCAGCTACGCTGACGCTGCTTGCTGGCTCTACCAAGATTCCTGTGGATTCGTTCGAGCTTATCGCAACGGCGGCCGCCAACATGGAGGACGCCACCGGCAAGGCCGCAAGCGAAACTGTCGCAGAGTTCAGCAAGATCGCCGACGACCCTGTCAGCGCGATTCTGAAGCTCAACGACTCGATGAACTTCCTCACTGCCGATACCTACAAGCAAATCAAATCGTTGCAGGATCAGGGAGACTCGCAAGCCGCCGCGACACTGGCAATCCATACCTATGCGGACACCATCAACGCTCGAACACCGGAGATCAACGAGAACCTCGGCTACATCGAGCGGGCATGGAAAAACCTCGGAGATGCCGCAAAAATTGCCTGGGATACCGCGCTTGGCGTCGGCCGCAAGTCTGATCCTGGGCCCGACCTAACAAACCTCAAGCAGCGGCTTGCTTACCAATCCAGCCTGATAGATACGCCGGACGAGAACACCGCTAAGGGCTCTTCAACCAACACCAGGGATATGGTCAAGGCCCTCACTGACCAGATATCCGCCGCTGAAAAGCTCGTCGCGGCCGATCGCGAGGCAGCGCGTGCTGAGGGGGCCAAGCAACAAGCCAATAGCCGTACAATTGCGGATCAGCGCAAGCTGGACAAGCTGCGCGATGAAACTCAGTCCAAGGAGCAACGCCGGAAGAAGGAACTGGACGAGTACGATGCTCTGGTAGCGCGCCGGAAGGCCGATGCGCAGACTCTGGGCGATAAGAGTTTGCTGATCAGCGCCGAGCAGCAAGCTAAAGACATCGCTGCGATCCGGGAGAAATACAAGGACACGCAGAAGGCTGCCGGGGAGGTTGATCTTTCTGAGTTCAACGACATGAAAAACGCCCTCAACGCCATCCTCGCCGAGTACAAAAACCACCAGAAGGAGCTGGATGCGGCGCAAAAAGCAGGGCTCGTTTCCCAGGAGTCCTACGCTTCACAGCGCGCCGCCCTGATCGAGCAGCAGTCTTCGGACGTGACCCATGCCTACGAGGCCGAGATTGCCGCGCTCGAGCAGGCCAAGGGCCGCAGCACGACCAACGCCCAGCAGCGCATCCAGCTCGACCAGAAGATCGCCGATGCGCGCGCTTCCATGGTCAAAGCTCAGAAGGACGCAGAGACAGAGCTGGCGGTGCTGGCCACCAACGAAGAGGGGCGCCTGGCCAAGCAAGAGGCTGCGGTCAAGGCGTACACCGATCAACTTGAGCGGCAGCGTGAGGCACTTGCGATATCCGGCACCCGGGCAGCCAATGCCCTGGGCCTGGGCGACCGCGAGGCCGGCCTGCAAAGCAACTTGGACGACGCAACCGACCGCTTCAACGAAGACCGCGCCCGGCTGCTTGATCGCCGGCGCACAGCCCCCGACAAATACTCCCAAGGCGATTACGAGCGCGATCTGGTCATTCTCGCCCAGGCGGAAGACCGGTACCGGGAAACCGTGGTCGACAACTACGACAAGATCACGGCGGCCCAGGGAGACTGGCGCAATGGCGCTTCCTCGGCCTTCCAGAACTATCTGGAGCAAGCCCAGGACGTTGCTGGCCAAACCCGGTCGCTGTTCACGAATGCCTTCAGCTCCATGGAGGACGCGGTGGTCGAGTTCGCCATGACCGGCAAGCTCTCGTTCGCAGACTTCACCAAGTCGATCCTGGCAGACATGGCACGCATTGCAACGCAGCAGGCCGCATCAAGCCTGCTGGGCGGCTTGGTCAACCTCGGGATGTCGGCTTACTTCGGGGGCGGTACTGGAAACGGCTTGGAGGCAGGCTCGGCAGGGGCGGTGTCCTCCAATCTTGGGGCTTCACGGGCCGGGTATTCTTCTGCGTTCGGATTCTCTGATGGCGGTTACACAGGGGATGGCGGCAAGTACGACCCTGCGGGAGTCGTGCACGGCGGCGAGTTCGTACTTCGCCGCGAAGTCGTGAACCAACCTGGTATGCGCGATTACCTGGAGACGCTGAACACCCGTGGCTACGCCGACGGTGGCTACGTCGACTCCATCACCACCCGCCCGGCGCCACGGCAGGCTGCCGCCAACCCTGCATCGGTCGTCATCCAGCAGCAGATCAGCGTCGACGGAGGCTCAGGCCAGGCCGGCGCCTCGGCGGACGACATGAGCGCCGTCACCCAGGCCTACATGACAGCGGCGAAAGAGGGCGCTCAGCAGGAGATCACCAAGCAGCTCAAGCGCGGCGGGATGATCTGGTCTGCTATCAACCGGCCCATTCGATAGAAACCGCAGGAGGGCCCTATGGCCGAACGATTCACTTGGAAGCCGAATCGCTCGGCCCCAGGCACGTTCCAAAACGCTGTGCGCTCCGCCAGCTTTGGCAACGGCTACCGCCAGGTCGCCGGGAACGGCATCAACAACGAAACCCAGTCGTGGAACCTCACCTTCACGGGGAAGAAGGCGCGCATTGCCGCGATTCTGGCGTTTCTCCGCGCCCAGCAGGGGTTCAAGGCTTTCATCTGGAAGACGCCGTTCGACGGCGATCTCCACTTCACCTGCAACGCATACAGCCCCACGGACCAAGGGGGCGACTTGTGGATGCTGACTGCAACCTTTGAACAGACCCACCAGGTGACCTGATGGCCGAGAGTATCTACGAAGACATCCAGAAGCTTGTACCTGGGCAGTATGTCGAGCTGTTCGAGCTGGACCTTACCGCGCTCAACGGCGACGTCTACTACTTCCATGGCTACACCCGTGTGGGCCCGATCTTCTGGCAGGGCCGCGAGTATTCGCCCTGGCCCATCAAGGTCGAAGGCATGGGCATGACTGGCGATGGGCAGCAGAACAGCCCAACCCTTACGGTGGGTAACGTCTCAGGCCTGATCACGGCCTTGTGCCGGATCTACGATGACCTGATCGACGCAAAGGTGGTACGCCACCGGACCCTCGGCCGCTTCCTCGATGCCGCCAACTTCCCAGGCGGCAACCCGGAGGCTGATCCAGAGGAGCACTTTGCCGACGATGTTCTGACCATCGACCAGAAGCAGGCCTCCGATAGCGAGGTTTCTTCGTTCGTGCTGAAGTCTCCGCTGATCGCCTCGGACCGCAAGCTGCCCGGCCGGCAGATCGTCGCCAACTGCTGCCAGTGGCTGACCATCGGCGGCTATCGGGGTCCGTACTGCGGCTACACCGGGTCGAACTACGCCACTGACAAGGACGTGCGCACCGGCGACCCGGAGCGTGACATGTGCTCTGGAACGCTGACTGGCTGCAAGCTGCGCTTCGGCGAGCACAACCCGCTGCGCTACGGCAGCTTCCCCTCC